GGCGAATTAGACCCCGCTCTTCTTTCCACTATGATGTTTGGTTCTGATTTAATTAGTTACACTATTCCTTGTCCTACCCAAATCAATGATTATTTTGCTACTACTTTTGTCAATCAACCCGCCTCTGTCTTAAATGCTCTCGATGCTATCAATGTGCACGGTGGAATGGATGTACTCAACCTACATACTTCCGCCGGTTATCCGCATATCCAACTTTGCCGTGATAAAAATTATTACATTCGCAATGTTGATGGCATCCTTAGTTACAAAGACCCTACCTACCATTCTTTCCTTGATGATTACATTACATCATGGAAAACAACCTGTCATCCAATTCATTGGATTGTCTCCTTAAAAGATAATCTAGATAAACCCGGTAAGTTGTGTCGTATATTTGAGATTCCACCTCTCGAATATTCTATTGCAACCCGTGCTTATTATGGATCATGGATTTCCATGATGCATCTTAATTGTATGAAAGCTTACTCTTGTATTGGCATTAATGCTGATTCAAAAGAATGGTCCACTTTAATGTACTCCCTTCTCTCCGTTTCTGACCAAGGCTTTGATGCTGATGTCCCTTCATGGGACAAAAACCTCTCTGCCTATATCCTGTTTTATGTTAATAATATCGTTAATGCATGGTATAAGAAGAATGATCCTGACTGGCATATATCTCACGATACAGCACGTTACAACTTGCTCTATGCTATGATTCATGGTTATCTTCTTTGTGGCGCCACAGTTTGGCGCAAGCACATTGGTATGTGCTCCGGTTGGGTATTAACAGCCCTCTTTAATACTATGTGTAACATGTTACAACATCTCATTTGGTATTATCTTAGTGTCCCCCTCACTTACCGCGACCTGTCTTACTACAATAAATATGTAGTAACTAAGATTTATGGTGATGATTCTATTGATTCCGTATCCCCATGCGTGATTCAATATTTGAACCGTTCTTCTATGTTATTGATTTACACCAATTATTTCAATATGACTATTTCCTCATCTCGTAAGGATGGTACTTTGCTACTTGCAGAGCCCATTATTGGTCTTACTTTCCTTAAACGTGGGTTTCGTAAAAGTTCTATATATTATTTACCTTTATTAGATTATCGGTCAATTGTATCTATGATTTCATATGTTCGTTCTTCTCGTTTTTCTACGTTAGAACAGCAATTGCAAGTTAATTTACATGTTGCCCTTCAATTTCTTTACTTTTATGGTCCCACTATTTTTAATAATTTCCATTCCCTTTTATTATCTATGTTTCCTAACAAAATGTATCCTCGTTATTCTTATTATGATGATTTATTTTTGACTGGCTCTCTTCCCATCTATCATTTTACTCAATGATTGCCAGTCGGGTGTTGGTTCCCGTTCCAAAATCCACCAGGCTTCGTATACTCCTTATGTGTACCATGTTTACTTTGCATGCTCAAAGTTACCCCTATACAATCATGTCTGCTACTAAAACTTTTCTAGCTAGTGTAATTACTAGTTCTATTCTTGCCTCTTTCTCCTCATTCGATAAATCCGCATTCCAAAATTTTTATACTGTTTTCTCCAATACTACTCTCGTTGATTTTGTCCAAATGGTTACTCCTTATGTCCGTGATGGTTATGATCAGGCTTATTTATCTGCTCTTACATTTTGTCTTTCTGCTTTCGTTGCTGGTATTTATGTTGCCAGATGTTTTAAACATCCGATTGTTTATCGAATTCAGTCTTTAGCTAATGGATTAACATCCAATGTTGAAACTGAAGTTCAAAAACCTCTGTCATCTCTAAACCAACTGTTAGTGGATTTACCCAATTCTGAACAAATAACTAATGCTGATGCTACTCAAGCGTCTGATGTTGTTACTCAACTAACAAACATAAAGCATGAAAATTTCCATCCCCTTTATTCCATTTCCATGTATGCTGGCAGATTCACGTTTGCTACTACTAATGCTATTAATGATGTTATAGCCTCAATTTCATTTCCTGCATTAGCCATCCATCCCAATATTCGTCGTTTGTTTAATGATTACCGTATGGCTTCTTTTGATATTCGCTTTACTGTTAATATCACTGGTAGTCCTATGGCGACTGGACAATTACTAGGTGCAGTGCGACCTGCATACCCCTCTGTACCTACTTCTTTTCTAGCTTCTGTGCCCACACCTTATTCTCCAGCTACCCCTTTGGTAGCTCTCACAGCTCTTTCACACACGATAATCGATGTCTCCATCGATG